NTTCTTTTTGTTGTTTTTCTTGACCTTTTATATCATCAGCCTTAATTCTTATCCCTTCTCCGATTATGAAATCTGTGGTCAATGTCAACATTCTCTTGGCAAGAGGATTCCTGTCCTCAAGATAATCGACAAGTTTAATCTGCTTCGTCTGGCTCAAGGGCGACAAATCCCTTGACCGCCATTTACCTTCCGTGATTCTCCGCCATAAACGATCCTCTGCCTCATTTTTGACAGACATCGCTATACGTTTATCAACCGCATTTCTTATTACAGGCTCAAGAAGTTTTGCCGGTAAGTCTTTAAATGATTCAAAGATTCTCTTGAAATCCATTGGAGGACCCTCCCAATTTTTATATGATATAAACTAATAAATTAAATTAACTTGTCAACTATTTTCTCAAATTAAATGATTACGACCTTCATTGAACTGACCTCGCATATCTTCACTAATTTTTACCTTTCTCTGTTCCTGTATCTCTGGACTTGGTACAGTATGAGTTGTCAAAACCAATGGAGCGGTAGCCAACATCGAGAACGCCAAACTACTTCCGTCCACCTGATCCCATTTCCCTTTTTTCCCACCATCAAAATTCTCAAGCTCTGTAACATAAGCATCGTTCCACGGCCCCCGTACAAGTTTTACATTCCCAGCCTGAACCTGTGTAAAAAAAGGCAAGGCTCTTGTCAACTTGTCTTCCCTTGCCGGAAAAGCCTTCACGGTAAACCCAGCAAGGAAACGAATCAATCCAGCAACCTCTGCCTTACCGGAAGCTCCCGGCTCTTGCTCCAAACCGATTATTACCTCGACCCCATCTGATGTAGCCATATTCTTAATCATCTTATCACGTTCGAAAACCTCTGCCTGAAATCTTGATACATGCTCCACGTAAAATATATCATCTATTCTGCTTATCTTGACTCCTGCTGTCCAACAAGGATCATTCTTTGCCGTCTTCTCTGTCGCTGCTCTATCCCATGCTCTCACCACAGCCCGGGGTCCTGCTGGGATTGTATCAACAACCTCAAACTGTTCTCGTCTCGCATACATCCCTGCCGTCGGTATTATTTTCCAATTCCCTTTCTCTTTACGCTCTCTTTCAACTGTCGGTAATGCTTTCAGATTTGCCAAATATTGCGGATCTTTCTCAAGAAGAATCTTGTTGTCATACACGTAGGAAGGTATGAAGGTAATAGACATCGGTCTCTCGTCAGGGAATCTCTCAATAAGCTCCTCACGAGTATCAGCCCAGTATATCTCATCATTCAATCTTAAAATCCACTTAATCACTCCACTCTTTGACAGGTCGGCATATTCACCATTACTATCAAGCCACCACAATATCAACTTCTTCACCCATGAAAAAGCATCAGCCATGCACGTCGCCCTGATATACGGTATCACACCACAGGTTGACCTGGCCCTTGCAACCAGATACCAGAACTGTGTTTCCGTGAATGATTGCAATTCGTCAAATGCAAGATAACAAATTTCACTGCCATCCCAATTGTGCTTATCCTTTTCATACTCGATACTGGAGAATTTTAATTTCATATTCTTATAGAATATTTCCAATGCCTGCTCTTTTAATTTTGCCGAAAGTAAAGAATAAATCTCAACCGCTGCGTCCCACAACGCTCCTGTATTTCTTATCTGCTCTTTCGTTCTCCTGAAGATAGTTCCCCTGAAACCCTTGACATGACAATTATGCAAAGGATAAATTAACAAACCCCATGATTTTCCCCCACCGGCAGCTCCGCCGTAAATTACTATGTCGGCACCCGAAGACAAGAACTCCTCTTGCTTTCCCTGCTGCGGTTTTACTTCAATCATTCTTTTTTATTCTCCTCGAACCTTTTATTTTTTGGTAAGTATATCGTTATCTTTTCTTTAATCTCACCCGATACGTCAAGCTTGTCAACAAACATCCCCAAATACCTACCGAGAAGCTCAAGCGCCTTTTCCTTATTATGCATTTTAAAATCCACGTTCAATGACTTCTTTGTCACTCTCATCCCCGCTGAACTTATCGCCTTCGTGTCAACATCCTCCAAATCTTTTATCTTAATCCCTTTCGGCCCGATTTTTATATAATCCCGAATATCGGCGAATGCTATTTTCATTAACTCGGCTAATACCACATCCTGATTCAAGTCAATCTTATCGACGATTCGCTTAACCCCCCTTTTTACCTCTCGCTGAATGTTAAGTTTTGTTAAGTTTTGTGACGCTATTACTCCCGCTGTTTTTCTCGAATAACCCGCTTTAATCGCCGCCTGCGTTCCGTTAAAGCTCAAAAGATAATATTTAACAAACAATTTCTCTTTTTCAGTTAACTTCTTTTCCATTTCTTTTAATTGTGTACTCCCTGTTGTTTTCCTACATATTTTGGATTAATAAAAGTGAACCGTTTTAATTTTACTGATTCTCCATTTATTCGTGCTATTCCTTTCATTTGACTTCTATGAAAATAAATTATGCCATTATATCGTCTCGGATATTTTTTTACTAATATAGGCATATTGTCATTTGTTATAAAAGGTTCTATTAATTTTTTTAACCAATTCCCATATACTAATTTTTGCTTATAATCTACCCATACAATAAATAAAGGAATATTATATTTTTTCTCAAGTTCTATATAATTTTTAAAAGATGATTCATTAAATCCAGTATCATGATATTTTATAGTTAATTCTTTTGTTTTTACTTCTAAAAAAAACTTGCGACCATCTTCACCACAACACACAAAATCCACCTTATGATATTTTCTGTTATATTTTGTATATTTTATTCCTTTTACCTCCAATAATTTAATGATAATATTCTCGCCTAAATCACTCTTTTTATCATGCAAATTATTCAAACTTTTCTGATTCATTGCCATAAATTTCCCAACCTCCTCTTTTTTCTCTACCGAATATATCAATTTTTTTTGCATTCGGCAACATTTTTTCAATCATTTTATAAAATCCATCTGGCTTCCTTGAATGTTCTCTCCTCGCTTCCCTTATTATATCTCGCTCATTTGTTAAATTCCATTGTGGTTTTCCTTTTATTCCTAATAAACAAAATTCACATTGACATCTTAACCATGCCCCCATTCCTAATTTCTCTTTATCCCATACCAAAATCAATTTATACTCAAACCCCCATTCATTCATTATTTTTTTTGCTTCCCATATAAACTTATGAGTAGACCATAAAAATAAAACACAATTATCTGCACTCGGTAATTTTATTTTCATTAATTCGCTTATTTCCATTTCTGGATAAGGTGACGCTACACGTCGAGTATTACTATCATATTCAGTACCATACTTCCACGGAGGGTCTATAACTATGACCTCGAATTGCCCTTCTGGTAATGGCTCTGAAATTTTATTTTCTTCTTGTAATAACTTCTGGTCTCGATTTAAAACCCTGTTTGCCCATAATTTAGCTCTCGGTTCGGCATGTTCTTTGACATATTTTTCTTTATTTTTATTTTTTTTATATAAATCGTTCCAGCATTTTAATGAATTTTTATCCCTTGCCGTTTGCTTTTCTAAATCACGATAACTGTATGAATTTACCCCCCTATAATCATACACCTCTTTTCCTTTCTCCCACATGCCTATTAATATTTTTATTCTACTTTGAGTAAACCCATCAACAACATCATTAGCAATTCTAATATCAATTTCATCTAATTGTTTTTTGAGATTTATTAATTCATTCATTTATTACTCCTGAATTTAGTGCAACTTTTTTAACCATACTCACTTATCTTATTTTTTCCGCTTTAAAAAACACAAGGGGCTTTCTTACAAAAAATCGACAAAACCTTAATCTCATTCAATCGAGGTATTTTAAATTCTTCGGCTTCTCGATTATCATAAATCCTGATTTTATCATAATCTTGTCTGATAATTTCAAGGTCAATTTTCGACTGAAAAGGGAAACTTAAATACAACCTCCACAAAGAACCTTCCTTAACTTGTAACTCGAAACGTGGCAAATCATCGGGGTGAATCATTCTTACCTCATTTGTTTCATCTTCTTTTTCCTTTTTTTTCGCAAGACAAGGAAAAGCAACAAGACCCCCTGATAGCTTTAGTAAATCTCTGCGTCTCATAAAATTACCTCCTATTTATTT